GTACCTAGCGTCTATTGAGAACAAGAAGGGCCTTCTGTACTCGGAGTACATGACTGCGGTTCTGGCTAGGGCTGTTGTCCGCATCGGTGACATTGTGGTTGACGGCCCCGACGCTACTAAGATCATCAATAAGTTGATGCTTGGTGACAGGGATCTTCTGTACTTGGAGATCGTTAGGGCAACCTACGGGGCAGAGCGTTTGATTAAGATGCCTTGTCTCAAGTGTGAGTCGGTCAACGATGTGACTATCGAACTGGATAATGACTTTCCGGTGAATTATCCTGACTTCGACGTTCGGGAAGGCCTAAGGGTTGAGACCTCTAAGGGAACCATTATGCTTCGTCTTCCTAACGGGGGCGATACGGTTGAGGCTAATAAGTCAGCAAAGAACGACGCAGAGACTAACACCGTTATGCTGTCTCGCTGTGCGGTCTGGCCCGAGGGCGAGGCCCCCGCTGATTCCATGAAGTGGGCACGTAGCCTAAGTCTTGGAGATCGGCGTAAGTTAGTCGACGCTCTCCTCGCGGTTGAGGTTGGGCCGAAGATGGGGGAGGTGGAAACTCAGTGTGCAAGTTGCGGCGAAGATATGCCAATTCTGCTCGACTGGGTCTCCCTTTTATTCAGTTAATCTAAAGATCTTATACTGGGAATACGAACTGATAGCCACCGTATACAAAGGGTTTGGTCTAGACGACATCAAATCTATGACAGTTCGGCAACGCGATTTCTGGTATCGTATGGCGAAGTGGCGTAATCAGTAGCGGAGGCTAGTATGGCTATAGGTCCCGACGCAGAAGTCGGAGAGGGTCTGATAGGTGGACGTAACGGTCGCCTAAAGTCAGACGTTAAGGCTGGCCTCCGCGTCGACACCTCCGAACTCAGCAAGTTAAAGCAGGCGCTTAAAGACGCTAAGGACATCACCGTCCAGTGGCGTAAGGAGATGGAGAAACTCTCCGAAGCCGCTGCCAATGCCGCAGGCAATATCAACGCCGCCACGGGAGGCAAGGCGGGCAAGGGTAACTACTTAGGCTTCAGTAATATCCCCGACCCCTCCGCTGGCGGTAGTGGTGGCGGTAACCGGGATGACGGTGTAGCCGCAGCCGAAGATTACATCGGTAGAAATGGACCGTACCGTGGCCGTATGGCTACCGCAGCGTCTCGTGGTGGAGCAGCAGCAGCGGCTATATCGCAGGCTATTAAGCCCCTAGTAGATGCTGTTAACCAGCGTATTGACCGAGGTATCAACTACGCCACTTCTGCTGACCGATTAAATGTTCTGACTCAGCAAATGACAGGCATGTCACAAATGCAGGTCATGCAGGGTATGCGCCAGCCTCTGACTCAATACCGTTTGGGTGCTGGTGGCGTCAACGCTTTGATGCAGTTTCAGGCTCAGACTGGAACTAGGCTTCCTAATAGTTATGCTCAATCTGTAGCGGCTATCCGTGCTAGCACTGGCTATAGCAAGAGTACCGCTGACATTCTCACTGAACAGCAGCAGTTGATGGACCCCTCTGTTGCTAACCGTATGTTCTTTATGGGTGGAGTCAACGCTTTTACCTTTGGTGGAGGACTGAAGGACCCCCTCCAGATGCGTCAGGAAATAGTCCAGCGTATGGGTCTGGATAACCCTGATATCGCCAGAAGCGCTCTCATGCCCGGGTCTGTCACTCGCGCCCGAATGGCTGATATGGGGTTAGGCGAGGAGATGCAGACCGAAATCCTCCAGTACGCCCAGCAACAGATTCAGTTCAGGCAAAAGGGCGGGAAGGGGATGTACGACCCCTCCAAGGCCAGCGACCGACAGTTGATGGGTATTGAGGACAACCTTGCTACCCAGCAGGAAGAGACTGGGCGAGTTCAGACCGCTCGTGAAGAGCAGTTCATGCGGCGTCAGATAGACAACATGGCTACCCGTGAAAAGATCGACCAAGAAATGATTAAGGTTCTTGGTAAGTTGGAAGACACACTTAGCGGTATGGTGGGCCTTAAGACCTCCTACGGTAACCTTGGTCGTGCTGCGAGCGGTAGCGCTCAGGCTCTTGGAGGCGGTCTTATGGCGGCTTCTTTAGCAGGAGGACCCGCCGCCCCGTTCTTAGCCGCAGCAGGTGGAGCAATGATGCTCTTCGGTAGCGCTATGGGTGACGGTGACGCCGGACCTTCTTCTGGCTCATCGTCGCCCGGTACCCCCAACCACACTGCTTCTTCTAACGATTCTTCTAGAGATCATGAAATTATGGTGCCTAGCGGCGGTCGTGGTAGTAAGAGAGTGCCTCTATCAGTATTAAAGCGCAGTCCCAGAATGACCAACCTACAACCCTCCCTCAGGGAGAAGTTGATCAGGATGATGCGTGAAAATGAAAATATTGGCATCACCAGCGGTTACCGAGATGAGGGTGATCAGGAACGCCTGTTCTATAAGCAGATGGAAGAGACCACCGCTGATCAGTCAGAGGTTGAGTGGAACGGTAAGTACTGGAAGCCAAGGGCTGGCTACGCTTTTACTGCGCCTCCGGGTAGGTCGATGCACGGTGTCGGTCTTGCCGCTGACATCTTTGAAGATGGCAAGGATTACAGTTGGATCGTCGCTAACTCTGCTCGCTTTGGTCTCAACAACTGGAAGGCAAAGGGGTGGCGTACTGATGAGCCGTGGCACGTTCAGCCGCAGGAGGTGCCAAGGTTCCGCAGTCAGTATGATGGGGGAGAATATACAGCGCCCCAGCAAGGTCGTCCTGATGGGTGGTTCGAGGATGACATGGTGGAGTCGTTTGCTGGGAGCGATTACCATTTCGATGGAGACAATGAATTATCGCCCCGTTCACAGGGTCACGGTACTTTCAGTACCTCTGGACTTACCATCCCAGAGATGATTGATGCTCAGAGAACAATTAGTCGCGCTAAGTTTTTAAGCGGAGGAACCGGACCATATGGGTCGCCCTCTTTTGGGCGTAGTATGGAGGCATCTTCTTCCGTATCTGCTTATCCTAAAGGCAAACTATCTGCCCAACAGATGGCGCAACTTCTATATGACACTGGGTGGCGAGGCAATGACTTAGTAAACGCTCTTGCCGTATCTTTCCAAGAAAGTGGTTGGAAAGCAAATAACTTAAACCCAAATGCTAACACAGGCGATCAATCTTACGGCTTGTTCCAGATCAACATGCTTGGCGATCTGGGTCCGGCCAGACGAGAAAGATACGGCCTGTCTAGTAACAACGAACTGTACGACCCAGTAACGAACGCCCAAATAGCCTACAAGATGTGGAGCGAATCAGGATGGCAGCCGTGGAGTTCGTGGAAGAGGGGCGAGCACGAAAAGCATCTGGACATGGCGAAAGACGCTGCGGCGCTAGTAGGCGTCGGAGACCCCGCCCCCATGTACATGCCTTCGCGTTCCAAGTCACAGGGTTCTGGCGGGCAGGCTCGCTCCACTACTAACCACTACACCTCGTCCCCTACGATCAATGTGGCCCCCGTGATCAACTTCAACGGTGCCCCCAATACTCCTGACCTCAAGCGCATAGCCCAGAGTGTCAGTAAACTCATTAAGGAAGAAGTCGACATGCTTGATCTGAGGACTGCCTGATGTCTTACCGTACCGACCAGTGGTTTAGGTTTAGGGGTGGAACTAACCTGACCGGTGAGAACTTCACGTCAAGCCCAAAGAAAACTGGGTCTGGGTATGCCGTCCCCGGATCAGATAATCAGGACTTTATCTACCCAGCCAGAACAGTTAGAGGTGTAGACGGTAGGGGCAACCCAACTTCTACATCGCTTAAGAGGGGGTACATTAGATCCCTGCTTACTGGTGACGGTTTGCCTATTACTAAGTGTCAATTCCAGTTCAACCCAGCGGCTATCAACCAGTCCGTTACCCAGAACACTTCTATCCTAAACTTCCTACAGATAGACCCCGCCCAGTATTCTCAGCCACTTCCGGGCAACGTCACATTCCAGTTTGAACTGTTTTTTGACAGGTCCATGGAAGTCAATAGCGGATCTAATGACCCCATTTCTGTAACAGACGATCCTTGGGCAAACTTAGGCCCAGAGCAGGTAGGAGTATTACACGACCTGTCTAGCATGTATAGCATTATCGGTGTAGGCATCAGCGACTACATGGCTAATAGAGCGGAACAGTCTTCTAAGGATTACATTGATACGGCTATCAATACATTGATAGATAAAAAGACTACTGAGATAACTGCTGAGGATGCCGCTGGTCGGAGCGCCTCTGATGAGAGAGCGGAATATAAAGAGAGCGCCAGTACGTTCCTGAACCTTAACAGGGGTAACACCGCGTTCCTTTTGCCTCTCCCTGTGCGTGTTGTGTTCTCTTCCTTGTATATTGTTGAGGGTCTTGTTCAAGATTTCAATGTTTTGTTTACCAAATTCAACACCAACATGGTTCCCATGCAGTGCTCAGTCACGGTTACCTTTGAGGCCAAGTACATTGGCTTTGCAAAGAAGGATACGTTCTTTACTGATGTACTTACTATCGCTAAAGAAACATCTGGTCAGGGAGAGTATGACCAGATTAGTGATGCTTTTGCGTCTCGTCTTGATGCTATACAAGCCGATCTCGGTGTAGTTCGCATGTTCGTTACCAGCGGCGATGGGGACGACGAATCAGAAGGTCTTGATGGAGACTACGCCACTAGTATAAAAATGGAAAGGTTCATAAGCCAAGATGTAAGTGTTGGGGGCGACCGAAACGCTAATAACTTAGACAAGTTTGTAAAGATTCTATTTACTAGAGACGCCGGTCGTCTTTATAACTTAATGTCCCAAGGCGTGTCCGTGTCTATCGAAGTAAGCGGAAGCGTAGATGCTTGGAGATTCACGGGAGAGTTTCGTGAAGCAAACCCTGCTTTATTTACGAGTATCTCTCAGCAGGCTTCATCGCTCAATTCCGGGTCTACGTCACCGCTAGCAGTTAGTGCAGGTAACTCAATAGTCTCAGCACTTAATACTTGGATAGCACGCTCCGCATCAGAAGCGGATGGAGATACGGACTCTGTTTACACCACAATTCAACCTGCACAGGGTACCACGGGTGACAGGTTGTATTTAACAGCGTTGAAACTTTGGTCAGTAAATATTGGTACAAACAATATATCTGATCGCTCTGTAGTGTCTGCCTCTACCGTAGACGAATGGGCAAGAATGAGAGACTGGGCTTGCTATAGCGATAAGCAAACTGGCGGAACTGATCGTGATCAAAACTTGGCAGGCATTGGTGGCGACCCCGGTCAAAGATCAATGGAATACGATAATGCTGACGTGTACTTCGCCGTTAAGTTTGATTTGCAAATTACTGTAGAGGTAAACGGAGACAGAGCATCTAAGAGAAGCGTTGGTTACATCATTAGAAATGTTAATGACGATAATTTTGATGTGGCAATAGACCTGCCATTTGACTGGCAGTCTCTACGTACTGATAACTTAAACCTTTCAGATCTTCAAAGTCAATTAGATGAACTAGACCTGCCGGGAGCACCCTGATTATGGCCATTTACAGCGCAGTATCTCGCTACACCTTAGACTCCTCGGGGCAAACCGCCTCTAGGTCCGGTAAGCAGTCGACTCGTTACACTCTGTATACCGTCCGTGACGGGGACACGTTGGAGCGTATTGCTTCCCGCAGGTTCGGCACTACTGAGCGTTACTGGGAGATTGCTGATCTTAACCCTCAGATTAAGTTCCCAATCGATCTTGAGGTGGGAGACGTTATTCGTCTACCATTATGATCCGCAAGTCTCCTACAGGATTATCTCCTGATGTAGAAATCATCGTAGCGAATACGCCTATTGATTACGACTCTATAAATCGTATTGAACTACGCTTAGAGGAGAACCAGCATGACATGGTTATCCTTGACCTGTATGGGATTCCTCCTCGCTCTATAACTGATTACTACTACAAACCCGTCTACATAAGCATTTCTACTGGTGCTAACTTCTCCCAACAGTTTTACGGTTATGTAGAGGACGTGCGACCTGCATCGTTTACTGGCCACGGCTTGATGAACGACAGCCCCTTTCAAGAAACCAGAGTGGTTTGTATGGGGACCTCTTACAACATGAGAGGTAGTAGGAGCAAGGTATGGGGCGGTTACCGCCTGAGCGACATCGCAAAGGAACTCAGTGCTAACTACCGCTTTAGTGTAGACACTCCAGCAGACACAGCAATTCATGACTCGCTACTACAGACTAACGAATCTGATTGGCAGTTCATTACTAGGTATGCCAAGTTTCTTGGGTACTCTGTCACTCTTCACGGAACTCATTTACATGTGTTTGACCCGTATAAAGCAATTAGTAGGCAGATCTCTTACCACGTGCTGCATAGTCTAATCAATAGTAGAAACAACATTAAAGAGCGCCCCGGACAGATCATTGAGTTTACTGGTACGTTTTCTAAGAGACACATTGACGGTGAGTACAAGGAAAGCAGTATTCCAGTTGTACAAGCAGACAACTCTATGTACGATGTTGTATCTACTCAGTCACCAACTGCTAATAATGGTGTTGCAAGATTTCCCAACAGAGTATCTGAGTACGTGGATAACTATGAAGAAGCATCTAGGCGCATCAACTCGGTCTCCAAAGAAGACTACGACTACTACGCTGACGCAACTGTTCTAGGGGTGGCGGGCTGTAAGCCCGGTGGGGTAGTGAGCATCGACAAGTACGGGGGAGACTTTGACGGCTATTGGTACGTACAAGCGGTCACGCATGTCGTCCACTCCGACGCCTTCTACTCTGAGTTAAAGTTAGCCAAGAACTTCAACTCCGAATTAGGGCTTACCAACACCTCTCCGTTCCAAGAACCCGGCAAGCCGTACTACGACAAGGATGTCTGGGTATCCTCAAGGGCTGTAGCAAATGAGTACTCATAACTTTGAGTTACATAGGGCGGTAGTCCATTGGGCTGACCCCTCTACTGGTAGAGCGCAGGTGCGTGTACCTGCTCTCCTAGGGGCCGACAATGTAGTAGACATACCCAATACTGGTCTTACCTATGCAGACGGTGTATGGAATGTTCCGCCTGACGGAACGGCCCTGTTTATTGCTGTGTCTCTTGACCGTACCCAGTTCTTGTGGCTCAACGCTGTCGATGCCGCCCCAGTCGATGAGGACACGGGGGCAGACATCCTTGCCGCTACGGGTGAGCCTATGGGTCACGAAGACCGCACCGAGAGCGTTATGGCTTTTAACGAAAGCACCCGGGTCTTCACCATCCAGCCCGTGTCTACGTCATTTACTGTCTGGTGTAAGGGGACCAAGTACGTCAAGACCGGCACGTCGTCCCTGACCCTGCCCGATGTCACGGACCTGTACTACATCTACTTCGACCCCAACGGTCTCATCCAGTACCGCACCTCGTACTTCGTGTGGGACAACGACTGCCCCACCTCCTATGTGTACTGGAACTCCACCACCCAGAAGGCGGAGTTCTTCGCTGACGAGCGCCACGGCATCGTGCTGGACTGGCAGACGCATGAATACCTCCACCGGACGAGAGGTGCGTCTATTGCTAACGGGTTCGACGTGGACCCCACATCGTTCATCATCGACGGCGACGGCACTGCTGACTCTCACTGCTACTTCACGCTGGAGAACGGGACCTTCTTTGACGAGGACCTTCAGGTCGATGTCGTCTCTACCGCAACGCCGTCGGCTAACTCGTGGGAGCAAGACCTCTCATCCCCCGCTCAGATTCCTGTCTTCTATCTGACGGCTAACGGCTGGGTAAGGGACGACCCCACCAACTTCCCGTTCAAGATGGGAGCCAGCCACCCCTACTTCAACGATGGTACGTCGCTTACTGAGATTGATACCAATAAGTTTGGTATCGCTTGGATAGTCGCCACTAACAACCTGAACTACCCCGTATTAGCCATCATGGGGCAGGCTCAGTACCTCAACATCGGGGACGCAGAGGCCAGAGTCTGGAGCGATCTGACTCTGACTGATCTGCCCATCGTGGAGATGCGCCCCCTCTACAAGTACGTATTCCAGACTAAGGACACGTATACGAACAGCGTCAAGGCTGCTCTGAGGGGCATTTATGACATCCGTCGTGTGGAGGCGTCGTCTATCGCCGCCCCCGTGACAACTATTAGCGATGGGTCTATTACTACTGCCAAACTCGCTGACGATGCCGTTACGTCAGCAAAGATCGCTGACGGGGCGGTAGCAGTAGCAGACCTCGCCGCCGCCGTCCAGAACCTCCTAGTACCCGCTGGTACGGTGGCGGCTACCATTAGTTCCACTGCTGATACTGGCTGGCTCTTACTTGACGGGTCAGCGGTCAGTTCAGCAGACAGCCTGTACCCGTCGCTGTGGTCCGTGGCCCCCGCCTCTTGGAAATCAGGTACCACCCTCACTCTGCCTGATATGAGTAACAAGACTCTCGGTGGATCGGGTACTACTACGCTCGGCGCTGCTGGGGGCGCTAACAGCGTGACCCTGTCTACGGCTAACCTCCCCTCCCACTTCCACACAGTTGACCCGCCAGCAGTGACAGTCAGTCACACCTTTGGCCAGAATTTCTTGTATAACCTTAGTGATAACTTCGATCCTTACATGGGCGTAAGCAACAGCGGTTCAGCGGCTGCTTATAGGTACGACGGCTCCTACACGCACAGCCACACCGTTGACATCGGGCAGTTCAACTCGGGTAGCGTCGGCTCGGGCACGAGCGTGGATGTGACCAACGCTCACTTGGCGGTGAACTTCCAAATCAAGGCCCACTGACCAGTCGTTGACACGGTTTCGTAACATTGTGGTATACTGGTCGCTCGGAGACACGAGCGAGGAGGTATCCCCATGCGCCGTCTTCTTTCCCTTATCCTTGCGGCTGTTGCCGTTGTTACTCTTTCCACGGCCCAGACAGGGGCCAGCGTGGGAATCCCTGAGCAGTTTGTGCCACCGCACAACTGGGAACTCCCAGCCGATCCACCGCCCACTCCGGTTCGCTCGGTCAACATCTACTCCATCCAGCCCGAGGTGGTGTACGCCGACGAGCGTCGTGAGCCACTTCCTCCCCGTCGGCTAGACCCCTACCGCCAGAGCAGCCCAGACTGGCGCTGTGACCAGTGGATGGACCTTGCCCGTGAGGTTGGCTGGCCCGAGGCGGAACTCCCCAAGTTGTCCTACGTCATCTATCGTGAGACCCGCTGTCGCCCCGACCAGCACAACCCAGACGACCCTATGGGTGGGAGCAACGGGCTGACGCAGATCAACCAGTTCTGGTGCAAGCCCACTCGCTACTGGCCTGATGGTTGGCTACAGACCCACGGACTGCTGGTTCACTGTGACGACCTTTTCCTACCAGAAGTAAACCTTAGATCAGCATTTGCTATGTGGGAGAACTCTGGTTGGTCACCTTGGTTTCCATAGATAACGTATAATGGTCTCCTGAGGAGGCCGTATGCGGCGTTTCAGGATTACCTATCTACCTGCCCTGATATGGGTGTTCTCGCTGATCATGCCGTCGACCGCTCAAGCGGCCTCGTATGAAGTGACCGCTGAGTCAGAGTGGACTTTTACAGTCTCTCAGACTGAGACCGTCTACATCTACGGCAACAGCAACGCCGGATGCGCCAACTTCTCCACCGACCCCTATCTGTGGCTGTACGAGGACGGCCCCGAATCAAACGGGTCGCTTATCGCCCAGAATGACGACGGCAACCACAACAATCAGGACCAGTGCGTATCTTCAAAGATTGTTATCGAACTATCTCCGGGTGATTACCTTATTAGAGCAGGCTATTGTTGTAGCCAGAGGGGTCTCGGGAGCAACCCGTATGGGGACAACAGATCCTACGAACTTATTATCCAGAACTACGAACTGAGCACGGGATGGACAACAAGCACCACAAGCACTTCCACGACAACCACCACATCGTCAACGACGACAACGACAGTTGTCACCACTACGACCGCCCCGCCCACGACTACCTCGACGGCTCCACCTACTACGACAACGACAGTTGTCACTACTACGTCCGTACCGACGACGACATCTACGTCTACGACGACGGTACCACCCACGACCTCAACTACTGCACCGCCTACGACGACTACCACGACGGTATCGCCGTCCACGACGACCACGGTCGCCCCTACGTTGTCAGCCGCTCCTGCCCAGTCCACGACGCCCACCACGTCCTACGTGCCCCCGCCTCAGCCAGTAGTAACGACTCCTCCCGTGACGACGACCTCTTCCACAACTTCTACGACGAGTTCAACGTCCACTACAACCACGACAACGACCACCACAACGTCGCTGCCGCCATCGACCACGTCAACACCACCGACTACGACAACCTCCGTCCCCGCGACCACCTCGACGCTGGTCACTACCACGACATCGCCAACGACTACCTCTACCCTCCCCCCGACGACTACTACGACCGTGTCGCCAACCAGTACTACGAAGGTGCCGACAACCACCTCTTCAGTACCCACCACAACTACGACTAAACCAGCCCCCGTCTCAGCCCAAGAAGCCAAGGCATCGGCTATTATTAGCCGTGTAAGTAATCAAGAACTTGCCGAATCCGTGGCTGAGATAATCAGCACAGATGGCGAAGTAACCGTAGATGCGGTTCAAGATCTGGTCAACAACGAAGAGTTTGAAAGCCTTGATGAGGAGACCCTAGAGGTCATCAGCGAGGTCCTATCAGTCGCTCCAGACGAGGTCAAAGAAGAGTTTGAGGCAGAAGTCAACGTATTCTCTGGAGACTTCGACAACTACACACCTTCTGGTTCTAAAATTAGTGTTGAGGATCGAAGGGTCGTAGTTGCCGTAACGGCCACTATTTCGGCGTCCATAGCCGCCCCCGCTTCTGGCGGTGGCAGGAGGAGACGCTGATGTTCAAGCGTTTGTTTAGGGAGGGCCACGCCCTCATATGGACCGTCTCAGGTACGGGATTGGTTCTCATAACCCTTTCTGGAGATGTCCTGAAGTACGCCCTGTGGATCAGCGTTATCTCCCTCGTCGCCCACCTCGCAGGGTTTATACTTATGAAGGATGATGGAGATGACTAAAAAGACGATCAGCATGATCCGTGACGTGGCTATCCGTATGGTCGCCACGTTTATGGCCTCTGCTCTCAGCATCATCTCGGGTGCCGCCATCATTGGCGACATTGAGATGCATAAGGCCGCTCTTTTGGCTGGATTTGTTGCTGTTGCTCAGGTCGCTGAGAAACTGGCCCGAGCCAGTATCGACGGAACTCTCACGAAGGAAGAGATTGACGAGGCTTTTCTTGGTGCCCGCATCAAGGGAGAAACCAAGTAACCTACACACATCTGTGCTAGGGTTACCCCTGTAACAACCCCCTATCGGAGGTATTCATATGTTCAACCCCAAGTTCCTCAAGGATGCCGGTGAGCGTGCGGTTTCGACCGTCGCTCAGACGTTCGTTGCCCTCGTTGGTACCGACGCTCTTGACATCCTGTCCGTGGACGTTTCGGACGCCATCAAGGCCGCTATTGCTGCTGGTGTTCTCTCGTTCGTGAAGTCGTTTGCCGCCAGCAAGGTTGGCGACAAGTCGGCTTCGGCTGTCAACCTCGGCTGATCATGGGCCGTCCGTA